TCATAAAACCACCTGGTAAGAAACGAGCTTACGCTAGCCCAAAAAGAACTGCTGTTCACGTTCAAGTCAGCCTGACTCGTTTCGCCATCCCAATAAGTACTGCTGTTTGAGTAACTAGAATAGTTCACGCTCGCATTAGCAATAGTCACATTATCAATCACTAAATTGCCATCTTGTAAGAAATCATCTGCGCTTATGCTGCTTCCATTCGTGATATTATAGTAGTCCCATAAGTTAATATTACTCGTTGGAGTCCAGCCTACAACTAAAGGAATTAACAAAACAAAAAACAAAAAAAGAAAGTTTTTATTCATCCTTTTCCTCTTGAAGCTTCAAAAGAGCTTTAACTCTTTTGCTTTCGCGATTGAGCTTTTCAACATCTTCATCAGAAACTCCATACTTCTTTAAGAGAACTACTTGTTCATCTTCACTTAAGTCCTTGAGTGCTGATTTAGAAAGTTTTTCAAGAGGTACTTCTTTTGGAACATCTTCTGGTTCTGCAGGAACTTCTTCTTCAGGAACCACAACAGGTTCTGATTCTACCTCTACTTCCGCAACCGGAACTTTTTCTTTACCTTCCTCAACAACCTCCATACTCTCCTCATTAGAAAGAACACAAGCAGGAAGATCAGTTGACTCTCCAGGATTAAGACCGAGCCAAGCACCATCTTTTTTGAAATTCTTAATTTTTTCTGATACATTTTTTAGCTTCATAATGTTAACCTCCAGTAAACTTTATTGTCGCAATAATACCTATAAGCACTATGACCAACGAAAGAGCCGTTGTAGACACCCACTTATTAAGGGCGACTTTTCCATTAGTCTTCAAAACATGCTTTTCAACTTCCAATAACTTATCGTAAATCACTTGGTTTGTCACTTTAACAAAAGTGGTGTTGTTACCGCTCATGCCGCAACCACGTTACCATCACTGCTTATTGGCGCCCACTTAACCATAAACTTAATGACACCAGTCAACACGTTCGCTGTCGCAACAGTAAGAATAACATCCTGACTCACTATCTTTCTAGTAATCACACTCGTAAGTTCAACACTAGCATCAGGACTTGCATCATGCCATATTTCATTAATGTCTGGCGCGTCACCTGCTGTTTGAGCAATCAAGCCCGCAGTGCTTAATGCAGTTCCGACTTCAACTGTTGCCCCACCATCTATGGTAAGAGTAGTAGTGCAAATCGCGATTATAGAAAGCTCAACAGAACCAGTCACCGTAAATAAAGTAGCTGGGTTACCAGTGCCATCATAATCACCAACAGCATTAGGAGTTGCACCAGCAAACGTCAACGTCTTTTCTTGAATATCATACTGCGGCCAGTCTTTATTAAGAAGCGCTCTTGCCGTCTGAGAGTTCACCCCTATTTGTTTTGGAAAATCTAAATCAACACCCATCTTAATGTCCTCCTTGCTTTTTTTGAGACAGTTCCGTCAAGGAATTTCTGTCTTATTATTCTTTGACTACTTTCTTTTTCATGGGTGTAAAACCCAAATGCACCATAAGCTTTTCACGATCCTCACTAGACACGTCTTTTCCAAACTTTATACCACCTTCAATAACTGCCATCATTAACACCTCATTGCTTGTTATTAACAAACTTCTCGTAAAGACTCATGAACTGCAAAGTCAACTTTTTATCCTTATCAAGATTTTTCAAAGCCTCAACAAGTATATCAGTAGCTTTTTCGCCAATCACAACTTCTCTTTCTTCACGTCCTTTCTCATTCCACTTTGTCTGTTCTCCATCCTGAACAACCTCAAACTCTTTGTACTCCGCCTCTGAAGGCGCGAGAACACCCTGCAAGTCCCTGGTGATTTTCAGTGTCACAAAACTTCCTTCTTTAGGAAGAATCTGTACTGCCATAAGTCTTTCCATTAAATTCAGTTCCATATATTTCGACCTCACTTAATTCTTAAAAAAAATAATAAAAAAATTATGTTCGTTCAAGTAACTTACTTACTGCATCACCATAAGTTCTGGCATTATTGGCCTTGGCATACTCTTCCAACTTGCTAAAAGTTGATTTGTCTAACAAAACCATAATCCTTCCATCAGGCTGCTGCGTCATACGTCCTAACCCATACCACTCCTGTTCCGACAACATCAGCTATTGGAATGTCTCCATTCTTAGTCGAGTTAGTCGTGGCACTCGCGGCGAACCCAATACTTCCGGCGTTAGCTGCTGCAAACACAGCGTCCGTAGTCTGAGTAGTATTAATTCTAAACACGTGCAGTGAATCGGGTGCTCCATTCAAAACTGCTTGTAACTGACACAAAACAACCCTCGCATTTGATTGTGCTTCACCAGTGTACACTCCTACTTCAAGAGGCACAATTATGTGTCCAGAACTTAACACAGGCGTTGTTGCTGTGTTAATCCACGAACCAAGTCCATAACAGTGTCCTGCAGTAGTTCCTGTGATGGTCGCGTCAAAATAACCAGACATACCATAAGCGTTTGTTGCCGCTGCAGCCGTAACCACAGACCTAAGTCCAGAGTAAGAATCCCCTGCTGTTAAAGCTGAGTTCGTCACGGACAGTGCAATTCCACTAAAAGCCGCACTCATAGTCAGGCCGCTCGTGAAAGCTCCAGTGTCAATATTGATTGCAGTGGTTGCATTACCTGTTATGTCGATAGCTTCGGTTGTTACTCCTGTAACAGCCAATCCTGTAGTGCAAGCTCCACTAATTTCGATGCCGTTATCAGAACAAGCACCAGCAATTATAAGACCATCTGTGCAAGCGCCAGATACATTAATACCTGTTGTAGCCGCCTGAACTTCTATACCTGTAGTACATGAACTTGCTACGACAAGTAAACCTACTGGCCAGACAGATGTTCCACCTGAAATGTTACACATAAAAGCTGCCATTTCTCCAGTGACTGTATGCGACCTAGTAGAGTTCAGCGTCGCTTCAAAACCTGCAAGGAAACTTGAAGCTGCTATTGTTGTGGTTCCACTTGCTCCTTCTTCAAGAGCTGCGCGAACGCAAGCGACGTGTCCTGACACGCTTCTAGCTCCTGTTCCTGCAAACTCAAGATAACCCTGGTTTGCCGCAACTACTGAACTAGCGCTCGAAATGTCTATTCCGTCGTTTAGCTTGACTTGTCCTCTCATGGCGTTCAGAGTGACTGCGTTAGGCTGGTCAAGAGTAAGAAGAACTCTGCTGAGTACTGCTCTGTAATCTCCAGCTCCTAAAGCCGCTCCTGCGTCATCATGCAAGAAAGCTGTTGGCCTGAAGTTTGTTGCGCTAAGAGTTATTCCACCGCTTGCAGTGCTCTGATAAGTGCCTGTTTCTAAGAACTTGCCTGTTTTTGCATCGGCTGTCGTAATAAAGCCTGTTATTGTTAGTTCGTCTGCAGCTACATCACCAAAAGTAAAAGTACCTTCGACAGTGACTGCGCCTTCGAACGTGATTTCTTCACTAAAAGTGTAAGGTCCATTTGTGTAAGGTGGAGCTGCTGCTCCTCCGCTCGTAGCGGTTCTGAATCCGGTTCCCATCTTAATCTTCTCCCCTGGGAGTTGTTTCGCCACCCGTGTTTCACGAGTGCGTTTTCACCATGCAGTCCCAGGCCGCATGATACAGTAATCATTTAATAATAAATAAAAAAAATTAGTAACCTACAATTGTAATGTTATGGATTCCAGTGGTAATTGAACCAAGAGTGATTATCCCTGTAGCAGGGTCCCAAGTGCTTGTTTTATCCGCACCAGCGTCATCTTGTAGTAACGTAAGCAAAACCTGCTCCATTACCATTCCTTTACCATCAGTAACATCACTATTCAGGTCAATTGTGAAACTGGTATCTGTAGTGGCATCACCTTGAATAGTGATGATTTTCAGATCTCCAGACACCGCAATTTTTCTAAATGTCTCAGTTACTGCTGTCATCTTAATAACCTACAACCATTACGTTATGGATTCCAGTACTGATGGTTCCAAGGGTTATAATCCCTGTTGCCGGATCCCATGTTGATGCTTTATCCGCACCAGCGTCATCCTGAAGTAAAGTATTCAGAATTTGGGATATTACAACACCCTTTCCATCAGTTGCGTCAGTACCCAAGTCAATTGTGTGACCTGTTGCCGCTGCTGCGCTAGTCTGAATAACTATAAACTTCAAGTCACCTGAAAACCCAAACTTCCTGAATGTTTCTACAACTGCTACCATTCTTCAACACCTCTACGCGATGCCATACATCTGTGAAGATGCGGCCTCGAATGTGTTCACAACAGTAAGGTATTCTTTAAGAAGATACACGAAACCGTCCTGATCAGTGTACTTTTCTTCATACGTCAGATCCTGCAGCACAGCCAAGAAAACATACCTTAAGTCAAGGAATAATATTCTTTTAGCACTTGCTCCTGTTGGCATGAAAATGTCCTTAACGAACATTAACTGGTCGAACTCGAACGCATCAGGAATACCAAAACCAAGCATACCCTCGCTAGGATTGCTTACTTGTCTTTGAATGTCAAGCAAGAGTCCTTTAACGTAATTATGCGTTGTTGCATCAGTCAATGCCAGTGTTGGAAATCCTTTAGCGTTAAAAGTAGTTGCTAGTTCTGCACGAATTAGTGGCAGTGTTGGATTTCCACCAGACCTGTTTGTGGTGTTTGTTGTGATCAGCTTGATCATACCGCTAGGCTCTAAAGGACTTGTTGAAGCGTCTCCATTAATGAGTGCGTCTTCTTCAGCTTCGTAAATCGAGTCTGTTTTAACTCCTAAGTCTAGTTGTGTTGGGTCTATAAAGCCTCTCATTCCTGCTATTGCGGGACCTGAAATAAGCCCTTTAGCGTACAAGAACTTCACAGCAACACTTACTCTATCATAAGTATCCTCAACCTCATTCAACGCACCGTTTTCTGCAGCCCAAAAA